ATAACTTTGATTTCGCGATGCTACCAGTAGACAAAGACACTGCCACGTTAAAAGAGATTGGCATGCTGGCGTCTACTATCGAAAATATAGACTACGCAATTACTTCTTGGCTAAAAGAAGACTTAACAATAAGTACGACAACTAACGAAGGATTTATAAAAGTTCCTGTTCTTTGGCAGGTACCAGAGAGGGCTTATCAGGTTAAGTTCAAAGAAGACCTGAGAGACGACGGGGATGCCTTAAAACTGCCAATAATCAGTATCGAGCGTACCGGTATAACCAAAGACCCTGCCAGAAAGGGCGCTTTCCAGGCACACTTGTACTCTGACAAGAAAAACGGCAGGAGCGGCCGAATGGTCATTGCTAAAAAGATCGTTCAGGACAAAACTAGGAATTTTGCAGCTGCCTCAGGGACAAGAGGAGACCAATCTGGAGCGAAAAAGCAACTTTATTATCCGAGAATTAACAAAAAAGTAGTCATCAAGAGTCTTTCCATTCCCATCCCGGTATATGTAAACCTTGACTATAAGGTTACTTTAAAATGTGAGTATCAACAGCAGATGAACACCATGTTGGCGCCGTTTATTGGCAGAACGGGGCAGATTAACGCCTTTACGATGACAAGAAATGGTCATTTATATGAAGGGTTTATCGACCAGAGCTTTGGCCACTCCAATAACGTCAACGACCTTGGAGAAGACATGAGAATGTATACATCCGAGATTACAATCAAGGTGTTGGGGTATCTTATTGGTGAAGGCGAAAGTGATGATCGACCCTTAGTTCAAATACATGAAAACGTTGTAGAAATATCATTTCCCAGCGAAGAAGCAGTTCCTGAGGGCAACGACAGTCTTTTTCTTTAAGTCAGGAACTCCTTTTGAGTTTGAAAATACTATTTAATTAACGATTGCATCATCAATTACGTATTATTTAACGAGAGGAATATAGCATGGCGGTTAAAAGTTTTAAATTTGTGTCTCCTGGGGTGTTTATCAATGAAATTGATAACTCTTTTATCCCCAAATCAGCAGAAGCTATTGGCCCTGTCGTAATCGGCCGTGCCACCAGAGGGTTGGCAATGCAGCCGGTAACGGTCCAATCTTACTCAGATTTCGTTGAAATGTTCGGAGAAACAGTTCCTGGGATGGGCGGAGGCGATATTTATCGTAATGGAAACTTCCAGTCCCCGATGTACGGAACTTATGCCGCTAAAGCTTTCTTGAACGCAAACGTCGCTCCTCTTACTTATATTCGCCTTCTCGGCCAACAGTCTGCTAACAAGTCTAGCACCACCAACGATGCAGCCGCAGGCTGGAGAACTTTAAGATCGGCGCCCACCAAGGACCTGGGCACCAATGGCGGCGCATACGGTCTCTGGTTGTTTACAAGCCAATCATCCACAACTAATGCAATATCGAAAGTCTTGGGCACTGGAAGTCTTGCAGCAGTTTGGTATCTTGATTCGGGTCATATTACCTTAAGCGGAACCATATATGGAGAAAAAGCTATCCACCTTGCCAGTGGCGAATTCGACCTTGCGCCCACGGCGTCCAATAACGTTGTTATCGGAACTGATTCAAATAATCAGTTCACGGTTGTCCTCAGCGGTACTCAGCAGGGTTCAGAAACAATTAAGTTTGGCTTTGATGACTCACAAGAGTCTTTTATTCGCGGCCGCTTTAATACCAACCCTCAATTGTCCAGTGGGTCTACTTTTTACAGTCCCGGGCCCGCGGGCTCTGGGTCAGCTAAATCTTATTGGCTCGGTGAGACATATGAACAAGAATTAAGAGATCGCGGTCTAACAACCGCTTCTCTGGGCGTCATAATGGCTCTTTATGAGGCAACTGATGGTAATACCCCGGCCAGCATGAAAGCTCAAGCTTCCAAGGAAGCAAGAGCCGGTTGGTTCATTGGCCAGGACCTAGGTGCGGCTTCAGGGTGGGTACCCCACAATTCGCAAAGATTATTCCGTCTAGTTGGTCGAGGCCATGGCGAATGGCTACAAAAGAATGCCAAAGTTTCAATTTCAAATGTTCGTCGGTCAACATCGACCACAACGGATTATGGCACCTTTTCCCTCCTAATTCGTAGCATTAACGACACCGACAATAATGTTCAAATAATGGAAAGGTTTGACAACCTCAACCTCGATCCTACGTCGCCCAACTATATTGCGCGCGCAATAGGCGATAAATATACTTCTTGGGATTCAACCGAGAGGCGCCTCAAGACTTATGGAGATTACAACAACCAGTCAAAGTTTGTTTACATAGAAATGAACAACGATGTAGAGGCCGGCGGAACAGACGCAACTTATCTACCATTTGGATATTTTAGCCCCCCACGCTTTAGAGGGATATATGACCTTAATAGTACCGGAGCATTCGCCACAGCCTCTGCCGGCATCCCCAACGGGAAAGGCCATGGCCTTGCGTTGTCAAGTTTCTTCGTAACTGGTGGTAGTGGAATTCCGAGCGCTCACTACGACGCGAAGGGCCTAGGCACTATCTATCTTTCAGGCGGAACAGGTGTGGGCGCCTCCAGTGTACTGGGAGCCTGCACCGGCTCATTAGTCTTCCCGTCTGTGCGTCTACGTAACTCTGCGTCCGACGGAGGTTTAAGTGATGTAACTGACGCATACTTTGGTATGCAAACTACAAGAACGGCCACCAGCACCACTACCGACAACAGCATTGGTGACTTCCATAGACTGCTTTATTCTGGCTATGCCGGTGGCGGTGGCGCAGCTGCCACAAGCCCTTATAGCACTACCGGCGTGGAAGATTATGCATATATATTCTCGCTAGACAACATTGTTCTAAAGAGCGGCACGACCGACGGTTGGTACTATTCATCTGGTTCTAGAACGGCCGAGCGCTCCTACTCGTCATCTTCGTATGGTGACCTCTTGGATGCACAGATCAACAGCTTTACGGCTCCGTTCTTTGGCGGCTTTGACGGCTTTGATATCAAGAAGCCAGATCCACTCTATAACGCAGACATGGGCTCAACAGAGGATGGTAGTTATCGCTTCCATACTTATAAGCGAGCGCTAGACACGATTGCAGACCCAGAATTTTTGGACATGAACCTGCTAGCCATCCCGGGCCTCACGGTTAATGCCTTGACAACGCAGGCTGTGCGGGTTTGCGAAGAGCGAGCAGATGCATTGGCATTGATCGACTTGCCAAACGTTTATATTCCTGCTCACGAGGCTTACAAGGCCAGTAAGGCTAACCGAATTGGTACAACCGCAGTAGCAGCGGCAAATGCTCTACGCGATAGAATAATCGACTCAAGTTATGGTTGCACATTCTATCCATGGGTACAAACCCGAGATGATACCACCGGTGCGATGCTCTGGGTGCCACCCTCCGTCGCCATGATGGGCGTTTTGGCCTCTTCGGAAGCCGCCTCGCAGATCTGGTTTGCTCCCGCTGGTTTTAACCGCGGTGGTCTTTCCGAGGGTGCTGCTGGTATTCCAGTCACCGGAGTGACTCAGCGCCTGACTTCAAAAGAGCGCGACACCCTCTATGAAGCCAACATCAACCCCATTGCTTCTTTCCCATCCAGCGGAATAGTTGTCTTTGGTCAGAAAACGCTTCAGGAGCGTCAGTCCGCTCTAGACAGAATTAACGTAAGAAGGCTCGTCATCTACTTGAAGAAGCAGATTTCCATTCTCTCTACGCAGATTCTCTTTGAACAAAATGTTCAAGCAACGTGGAACAGGTTCACTTCCTTAGTGGAGCCTTTCCTCTCAAACGTCAAGACAAACTTTGGTATCACGGATTATCGTCTCATTCTTGACGAGTCCACTACCACTCCAGATCTTATCGATCAGAACATTTTGTACGCCAAGATTATGATCAAACCTGCCCGCGCCATTGAATACATTGCCATCGACTTTGTTATCATGTCGACGGGTGCCTCATTCGATGATTAAGATGTGGGGGATTTTTCCCCACCTTACTATTTAAAAATAGACTATAGGAGTTTCAAAATATGCCATTCTGGTCAACAAACTTTGGTGAAGACACCACATTAAAAGATCCCAAGAGACAATTTAGGTTTTATGTGGAGTTCCAGGGAATTAGTGCTCCTCAAGGCGGCGCCACACTTTGGTATGCAAAAACTGCGTCGAAGCCAAGTTTTACGGTTGAGAACATACAACATAACTATTTGAATCATGTTTTCAAGTACCCCGGCAAAGTAACGTGGCAGGATATTTCCATTACGCTTGTCGACCCTGTTGACCCTGATATGGCCGCCACGCTGTCCGACATTCTCGTTCAGTCCGGCTATTCTCCACCTACTGACTCAACCACCGATAGTATGGGTACCATTTCCAAGGCAAAAGCAGCAGGCGCCCTGGGGACTGTTATTATTACTCAGATTGACTCAAATGGTAACGAATTAGAAAAGTGGACGCTATGGAACTCTTTTATCACTGAAGTGAAATATGGTGATTTGGCCTACGGAACAGACGATTTGACAGATCTCACGGTCGGCATCGCATATGATTGGGCGAGACTTCAAACTACTAGTGATGGTTCAGTTCTTGTTGCCGGCGATGGTGGCACGGAGTTCTTCGGCGTATAATAGATAAAAAAGAGGTGTATATTGTCTAGAAACAGAGACCGCTTAGGCGGTGTTCAACAGCACGACACAAGCCCACCACCGCAAGCAATGCAAAACGAAGGTGGTAGTGGTTTTTCGTTCGTAGTCCCCACAGAATTTGTGGAGCTTCCTTCAAGGGGGCGCTTTTATCCTGAAGGCCACCCTCTCCATGGGGAAGAGAGTATTGAGATCCGTCAGATGACGGCAAAAGAGGAGGATATCCTCACATCGAGAACACTCCTTAAAAAAGGAATTGCTCTTGACAGGGTTGTCGAGAATTTAATTGTAGATAAGAGGATTGACCCCGACACTCTTTTAATTGGTGATAAGAACGCAATCGTTGTTGTCATTCGGGTCTCGGGATACGGAAATGAGTATAACACTCAAGTTAGCTGTCCTGCGTGTGATACGACGCAAGAATATTCTTTTGATTTGAACAAAGCAAATATTTATTCCGGAGAGCTAAAAGAAGGTTGGGATATCACAGAGAATGGGGATGGAACTTTTAATATCGTTCTTCCCAGGACAAAAGTCGCGGTGACCTTTAGGGTCCTTACGGCGAGAGACGAAAAGGAACTGATGAAAGGCATGGAGTCGGACCGTAAACGAACTTATGAAAAAGGAGTTACGAGGCAAATTGTCAACATCGTGACTGCAGTTAATGGGGATTCTTCACCAGAAGCAATTAACTATTTAGTTGAAAACATCCCTTCGATGGACTCTCGCCACCTGAGACTTGCCTATAAATCAGTGGCGCCAAATATTGATCTTACTCAGCGCTTCGTTTGTGAGGAGTGTGATAATGAGCAAGATCTGGAGGTTCCGCTTACTGCGGACTTTTTTTGGCCTGACCGATGATTACATAGAGAACGTGTATGAGCAGTTCTTCTTTTTGAAATATTCCGGCGGTTGGTCGTTTTCTGAGGCTTACAACCTGCCAGTTGGGCTACGAAAGTGGTTTGTCGAACGTTTAATACAGCAGTTGGAAACAGAGAAGGAAGCAATCGAAAGCTCGTCCGGTGGCGGTAGAAGCCGAACACAAACGCTTTCTGCGGGAAACCAGCCGGCACCGCCGCCGCAAATGATGGCGAAAAACAGGCAGGGTTCATAGCCCTGTCTTTTTTTATGGCAAACTATTTACGTTTAGATAATCTAATGAGGGATATTTAATGGCCTGGGATCCAAAAGCAGAAGCCAAGCGCTTGGCGGCCCTTAAGAGCCGCATAACAGCGGAAACGGAAATTTCGCGCCTAACTAGAGAACAGGTTGATGATTTAAAATTGGCCTTGGACGTCGAGCGCAACCGCGGTACGATGTTGGGAAAGAACAGCGCCGCGGGCAAGGAGATTGTCAAGAACGCCAAAGAGGCACTCCAAGGCTTGAGAGATCAAGTCAGAGAGCGCGAACGCCTCAACATAATGGCAGAGGAGCATCATAGGCTAACTTACAATGAAGTAGACGCCCTGAGCGCCGGCGAAGAAAGGCTACAAAAACGAGCCGACATGTACGACGCAGAAATAGAGGCTATAAAGACTAGGATAAAATTAGAACATGATCCGAGTGTTCGCAAGAACCAAGAAGATCAGATCAAGAACCTAGAGAAGCAAAGAGACCTGCTCATCGGAGCCGGCTCCGCCGCGGAAGAAATGGGAAAAAGTATCGGAAACGCTCTTAAGATAAAAGAAGCCACAAACATGCAGGCGGCATTTCAAAAAGTGCAAAAGGCTATGGCAGGCGGATCCGACGCCTTGGCAATTATGGGAAAAGCTGCAGCGTGGAAAGCAGTATGGGCCGTTGCGGACGGTATGGCCGGCCTGGCAATTGCGACCTACGACGCCGAACAAGCATTTAAACGTACCACTGGGGCGAGCGATGAGATGGCGCGCTCTTTAACAGAGGGATATGCCGCCACATTACAGTATGGCGTTACGCTTGAGAGTATGAGAGGCACGATGGAGGCACTCAAGGGCGCCTATACAGATTTTACAATGCTCAACACCGGACAAGCCAAAGAAATAGCCAAGACTGGTGCTGTCTTGGAAAGGCTTGGAGTTTCTAGCGCAGAGTTTGCCAAGGGGATGCAGGTCTCCACGAAGATGCTTGGCCTCTCGGCTGATCAGGCCGCAAAAACACAATTAGAACTTCGGGCGCTTGCAGTAGATATCGGCGTAGACCCAAAGCAGATGGCAGCGGACTTTGCCAACGCCGGCAGCCAACTAGCGAAGTTTGGGAGCCAGGGCACAAAAGCCATGAAAGACCTTGCAATCGCTTCCAAGATCACCGGCATGGAGGTCAGTAAAATTCTTGGCATGGTTGAAAAGTTTGACACATTTGAGGGTGCGGCTACTCAGGCCGGTAAACTTAATGCAGCGTTGGGTGGCAACTTTGTTAACGCCATGGACCTCATGATGGAAACCGACCCTGTAGCGAGATTTGAAATGATTCGTGATTCAATTTCAGACGCCGGTTTAAGCTTTGATGATATGTCGTATTATCAAAAGCAGTTTTATAAAGACGCGCTTGGTTTGTCTGAGGTTGGCGACCTCGCCATGGCCCTCAGAGGCGACATGTCGTCATTGGATGGCCAGGTAGGGAAGACTTCGGATGAATACGCCGCCGCAGCGGCCCAAGCGCAGGAACTGCAGGGATTTACAGAATTACTGAAGAACACGCTTAAAGATATGATCCCTGTTGTTACGCCACTGGTAACTGCCATAGGCGCGTTCTTCAAGATGATCGCGAAGAATAAAGCTATCATGTGGGGGTTTGTCATAATTATTGGTCTTCTTATGGCCAAAATTGCGTTGATTCCCATGATCATCCTGGCCGTCGTGTTTGCCATCGGCAAACTTATTGAAATGGTAACCATGGACGTAGGTCATTCAACTATCATAGATGTTTTTACTGACACACTACCGGACGCGTTCGACAAGTTAAGAAGAATAATAATGACCTTGCGAGAGCCTTTCTCTTCTCTTATATCATGGATTGGAAACGCCGGCAAGGCTTTGTTTAGTGATAATGTGGGGGCGTCAACATTTCTTGAGGGAGTGGGCAAAATCGGGCATGCCTTTGATGAGCAGGCCATCGCCACCGACAGAGCGGGAAGGAGCACCAAGGTACTTAGCAGAGCCGTTAAGGATGAACAGGCGATTACCGAACGAGGAAAGAAAGCTTCGGTGGCACTGCGCGCAGCACCCACAGCAGCCGCGGCCATGACAGCTGGGGCCGCCACTGCAGCTGCTCGTGCTGGTGGCGCTGCACCTCGTCCGCCAGATGAATACAAGGTTACACTCAATCTTACCATGGACGGCAAGGTCATTGATCAAAGGGCTTATAAGATGGCGGCAGAGCATTTTGAAGAAATAACCACCGGTGCACTCCGCGGAACCATTTAGGAGAAATATTAATGTCAGATTTTAATTCTCAAAAATTTGAAACAGATTCGAATATAGGAACAATGCAAAGGGCTGCTGATAGCTATGCCAATAATAGAGGCGCTTATATTTCGTTTCAACATGTACCAAGTAAAACGTCGGTGAAGTTTAAAGCTTATATAACAGCATTCAACGAAACCTATAATTCAGATTGGGCTAGCGAAACTGTGTTTGGGCGTATTGACCCAATTTATTTGTTCAAGAACACGACAAGAAAGATATCGCTTGGTTTTAAGCTGCCAGCGGCGTCCGCTAGCGAAGCTTTCGAAAACCTGGGAAGAGTACAAAAATTGCTTCAGTTCTTATACCCGAATTACACTGAACTACCGGACCCCGGCGGACAACAGTCAGGTGTGTTTGCACAAACAATTTCTCAGTCTCCGATGGTAAGATTAAAAGTCATGAACTTGTTAACAGACGTAAAGGGGGCAAAGGACTTTCCTACAGCAGGGGGGGAAGGCAAAGGTGACTTTGATCATCACATGAAGCCGAGCGCTGACACCAGCCCGGGCCTCTTAGGGGTAATTGATAACGTTACCGTAAACCATAATCTTGAAGGAAACGATGGTGTTTTACATGCCAGCAATGGCGTCATTTTACCAAAATTGATAGATATTTCTGTTAGCTTTTCCCCCATTCACGAACACCCAATTGGTTGGTCGGACAGGAAAGTATTACATAAAGATGAAAACTTGTCCGTAACACAAGTAAGCCAACCCTTTAATGCACTGTTCCCATATGGTGTTAACTTATTAGATGGCCACCCCGGAGTTGGTGGCGCCCAGCCAGGTTTTGAGATTATAAGAGCTAGCGGCGATGGCACCGACAGTTTGAGTGCTGGGGGCGACTCCGCTGCATCAGCGGAAGGCGACACCTTAACGAAGCGTCAACAAAACCAGGCACAAAAAGCCGAGGAAAAGGCAGAAGTAGAACGGATATCTCAAGAATTAGGCTGGACGAAATGGAAAACGCGCCGCTCATTGAAAAAATTGGAGTAAATTATGGGAAGATACGACAAATCCAGAATTTTAACAAACAATAGCGAATATTATAAACCGCTAAGAGAAAAAAGAGGTGTTAGTGTCTTAAGACATTATGAAACGCCGGCATTTACCAATCCAACAGTTGCTCAGCGCACGAGCCTTACAACAAACGCACATATTTGGAAATACGGAGATCGTTTATATAAACTAGCTAGTCAGTATTACGGAGAGCCTCGTTATTGGTGGGTGATAGCGTGGTACAACGGTCTTCCTGCTGAAACAGAAATAGAAAATGGTAGCGTGATATACATTCCTGTAAACGTTGCAAACGCACTTAAAGTGCTAGGAGCAGTGTAAAATGGTAATGGTGTTAACGCCAGCTGAGAAAGCCGCCCTGGCCGCTTCCCGGGCCGCGCAGAAAACTGCCAAGATAAAGGCGGACCAAGAAACGCTAAAAACTGCTGACTGTCCAGACGGCATGATAGTTGGTTTGGATGTGATGGATTACTCAACAACCGTTGGGAAATGGTATAAGGAAAATTCTTGTTTGTTGGTCTCTCTTATCCAAGGGATAGAGACGAACGTAGAAGAATACAATGTACTAGTAGAAGAATTTAACAATCTGATCAAGGGCCTACAACAACTGCGCTCCGGGGAATGGAAGGAACGGACGAGTTGGACAGAGCCGAAGGCTTGGTTCGTGCCGGAAGATTTTCTTAAGGCTGAAGTTTCATGGGAAAGCATATCGAGCACCATGGATGGCATGATTGGCACAGAGGGGTACCCCGAAACGTACAATCTTGTGGGATTGAATTCTCAGGATCCACCGGCCAGCACCGGGAAAGAAGAATATGAATTTGGGAACTTTTGGAGAGCCAAAGGCTTGTCGGAGGGCGGCACTTGCTCGCTGCGAGAGTGCGGTGTCATCGAGCGAAAATACCGAGGCTATTCAAGCCAGCTAGATACGCAACAGAAGCGAGCGGCGAAGGTTGCATATACAAAGCTGAAGAAGGCGCTGGACAAGCGGTATGAAATTGGCGAAGCGGCCCTAGAGCTAAAAGAGCTAAAAGAAGACCTTTTAGAGACCATTAATGTCGCCACCGGCGCCGAGATCGCGCGAGCCGGATCCGACGCGTCTAGTCAACTTCAAGCACTATCTGACTTGCTATCTGGTGACGACAGCAGTACAGTTGACGCTGCAGCGCGCGCGGAAGCTAACGTGGCCCTACGCCAAGCCATAGACAAGCCGCTTACAGTGATATATCCCGGTACTTATGCAGAGAAGACTTTTTCCGAGCAGTGTTTTTTGTTGGCCAAGATCTTTACTTTGGCAGACTACAAAAGAAACGTAGAAAACAGAGCGAATCCTCAGACAAAAAAACTACCTTATTACCCCAACGAGGAAACCGGAAATGCGTCTTTGATGGTCGACGGAGACCCTTATGGGTTCATCAACAGGCTTACACAACATCCAGCCCAAAGCGCCTTTTTCAACATGAAAACGGAAGAGATTTCTAGCTTGCAGCCGACGATAAGACTTTTTAAAATTCATGAGGAAGACGGCGAAGAAATTCAACAAGAGTTCATGTTTGATTCGCATGCTTCCAGAAAGGATGTAGAGAGCCTCTTTAACAACACGGCCAAGCGCGGGTTTGGTGTAGGAATTAAAGACTTTTCTTTTATTTACGATGGCAGTACACCGTTTGCAGCAAAAAAGAGCATTAAAGCTAAGTTGAAAATATTTGCCAGTAGTTTTGATGAATTGTTAACAAATAGAGGAGGGTCAGGGGAACCATCCTATACATACGCGGACCTGGCTTTGAAAACTGGGGATATCAAAGTGCCAGAGCGAGTAGCAGGCGGCTCATGTCAAAGTATCGAGAACACAGAACATAACCTAAAAAAGCTGAACTATAGATTAAAAGCGCTAGTGGGGTGGGCGGTTCCAACCGGCGATTCAAGTATTTTCACAACTAAGTCTGCTTCAGGCAAGAGCGAAATTATGGATGCCATTAATGAGTCGTATGTGACTTTAAACCTAACTCCTACCACTCATGATTTCAACATTGATGAAATGGGGCGCGTTAACTTTACAATTGATTACCTAGCATATATTGAAGACTTTTTTGATCAACAGCAGTTTAATATTTTTTACGACGAAGGGGTCGCCAAGAGAGAGTTGCTCAGGAAATTTGAATATCAACTTTTAACCCACCCTCCAAAGGGGTGCGAGAATACTGTTGAATACGCCGACAAATTTGGCAACTGGAAAGAAAAATTGATCGCAGAGGGTACCATACAGAGAGATAACAACATCAATATACAGTCACTAATGAAGCGTTTGGGGGCTTTTGACAAAGAAGAAGCCGACCCCGAGACGTTTGGAAAGCTGTATTATATTAATCTCAGCAGGGAAGAGATTAGGGGCTTCAAAACAGAAGGGCCCTTCTTTGAATCGGAGACGGATTTGAGTGGGAAAATTAGTGATACTCCAGGGGCCTTGGCCAGCGTGGCGGCAGAACAAATGGAGGCGTTCGCGAACCAGCTTAAAGATGAGCGGCCCAAAACCGAAGTAGTAACTCAAGAAGGCATCGCCAGAGTCTCTCACGGTTGGAAGAACCGCGCCTGGACCCAAGAAGAATTAACTGAAAAAAGAAATGAACTAGAAATAAATATAACCAAAAATTCTAGCAACTTCGGCTCCGTAAGCATAAGTTATTTTTATGTAAGTGACTTGGTAGATGTAATTTTACAAGGAATTGAACAGCGACTGGTGCTCATTAGTGATGATAACCTTTGGGGGGAGACTTTTAGCAAAGCAGCGGGGGTTACCGGCCGTCGAACGGGTGAACAGAAATTAAGGAAAGATGACGAATTCGGTAAGAACTATGTGGGTTGGAAGGACATCCAGTTATCAGAACTTGAGAAATTTAAACAGGCATATAAGAGATTTAGAGTTTTGTTGGGGCCACTTGAGCTTGTAAAACCAAATAAAGTTAAAAAGCCCGTTGGGACCAGATTTGTCAATCTTGGCGACATTCCCATATCAACTAAATATTTTATGGAATGGATGACCGATAAATTAATCAAACGAGAACAGACACAGTATAGCTTAAACTTGTTTTTAAACGACTTTATCAAAGATCTTTTGCGGAAATTTTTAAATAACGATAGCTGTTTTGGCCTCAACGTAAAGCAAAAAACAATTTTAAATCAAGCAATTGTCACGTCTTATAAGGACACTGAGTACGATGAGATTACTCAATGGATTATAGATTCCTCCGCGCCGATGAGCACCGGAACCTGGGCCGGCTGGCACCTTTCCCGCGCACAGTCTCAAGACATGGAGCTACCCATTCTAAATATCTCAGGCCCACACGGGAGAGACACCACGAGCCCCATAGTTGATGGAGGAATCAAAAATGAAATAAATTATATAGTATTTTCTGCCGCGCGCACACAACCGTCTGAGACACAAAACGGCTCTCGCAGTGAAGATGAAGCAAGGGGGATCGGCCATTATATAATTGGGCGCCCCCGCGGCATCGTGAAAAAGATTAGTTTTTCCAAAGCCGACTCACAACATTTGCAGGCGGTGAGGTTTGAACAAGAGGGGTATGATGGGCTGCAACAGTTACGTCAGGTATATAATGTGGATATTGATTGCTACGCCAATGTAAAGGCATTTCCTGGGACCTACATATATGTAGACCCTCGCGGTTTTGCGCCAAATGCGGCGCCCTATGGAGCAACGGACGAATTCGGCCGCCCAGATGCTACAGATTTAACAAGATATGGAATAGGTGGTTATTGTATGATTTATCGTACGGAGCACACTTTTGCGCCCGGTGTTGCGGACACTAAAATAACGGCGGCGTGGGTTGCGGGAGTAGACTCTGAATGCGGCCCGTCAGTACCATCGTCAACTGGAGATGGCGCCATGGAGAAGAAATGCGCGACTTAAAGAGGTCTTTGCATAAGGAATTTTAGAATATGGCCATATATGTAGAATCAAATAACGATACCACCATAAATCTCTTTGATAAAAGAACAATTTATCAAGGGAGGGTCATAAACTCCAACAGCGCTGGCTACAAAAATTTAGTTAATTTTAATTTCGCAGAAAAACACTTGTACGGGAGGGTCGATAGATCTTTTATTCCCATCACAACCACCTTAGCCCTCAAACAATTTAAAGACTCTGCAGCAGCCGAAAATAGTATATCCGCAATTAATTTCGTGGTGGACGCGTTTAATGATTTAGCCTTTCAGTTTAAAAGGTGCGCAGCTAACAACCAGATTAAAAAGGACGACCCCTATCTCAGCAATTTAACGGTTTATAAAGCTCATCAGGACCCCAGGAAACTCTATGATGAATATCTAACGACCTACTTTAATTCCATCGCTAGTGAATTTAAAAACAGAAAGATAAGGGTTAAAAATTTTGATGATTTTATTATTGAGCTTAAAATCTTGTTGGAAAGTACTATCCGAGAAATTCCATTTACAAAGCCAGCATATATTAAAAGTCGATATTGTCCGATTAATTGTTCTGGACTTGTTGTCGAGATAGCAGATTTAGATTGTTCAAACGATGTGGAAAAAGTAAAAAAATTTGTTAACAGTAGTAACTGGCAATTTTACGTTAACACTTGTCGGTCCTATGGTTTCATGGTAGATAGATTTATTCCTTGGAGACTGGTGGCTGACATTGGCACTTATCCGGTGGCTTCGCCCATGTTAGAATACGCTAGCAAATATGGTTTGGATTCGACAAACAAAATTATAGGTTATGGCTATCGTCATGCCCATCTGTCTTTTTATAACAATTTTACAGCTTATCTTCTCAACCTATATAATAGAATAAAACTAAAAAGCTTTAGAGAGACTAAATTGTGCAACGGCAGTACAGTTTCAACCAAGGTATACCCGCAGACATATACCATGGAGCAATTACTTGAGATATACTCAGATGAGTATTTTTTGAAATTATATTTTGGTCTTCGCTTCCTAGAAGAAGAATCACAGTTCAAAGATTACGAAAAAGAAATGTTGATGGATAATTGCGTCGAGATATTCCAATACAAAGACACCTCATCGGCTCTCTTAGCTTTCGAAAAAATTCTCAATAAAACATTTGACTATCGCGGCTCTTTGAGTTATATTAAAGAACAGCTAGAAGCTGTGAGCACTACATCTGACACCAGCCCAACAACCACGGCAGGTGGCGGCTATTAAATGGAGTTAAATTGATATTTCAGACGCTTGACGACAAAACGGAATGTGTCGGAGTATATACGGATGGTCAGTTATATTTTGAGGACTGGCCCGATGACCTCACGCAGACTTGGAGGCATACAGGCTTTTTGAAAGATGCCGACATAGAATATGCCTCTCTTTACTGCGATGGCTTGAGCTTGGAACGTGCAGCACCAGAAAGCTTGCAGGAGCCCCTGAAGAAAGCACAGCGAAGGATGAAGGCGTACGCGCAGTCGTTCAGAATAGCCAAGATTAACATGCGAGAGCATTGCATCTTTGACTTGGTGCCACAAGATTTCCTCAAGGAATTCTGCGAGATCAAAAATCAAATCACAGAACACGTATTAACCACATATGAGAAACCGCCGTGTTATGATCACCTAAATAGAGTTTCAAAGCTTCTTTACAAGATAAAGTACCAGAACTTGAACCTCAATGCTGCCGAATGCAAGAGCCTGTTCTATAACACCCCTTCTCGTGCTATGGCACAAAAACTACTTGACGGACCGGATTATATCAGCTACAATATATTTGGAACCATCACAGGAAGGCTGACTACCTACCCTGAGTCGTTTCCTGTTCTCACGTCTCAGCGTGGGTTTCGACAGCTGCTCAAACCACAGAACGATTGGTTTTTGTCGCTGGACTACAATGGAGCGGAAATCAGAACTTTGATCGGACTTTCAAAAGAAGCCCAGCCATCAGAGG